CGCGCTCGTCGCGGCGTTCGCCGTTCTGGCCGGGCTGTTCGGCTGGGAAAAGCGGCGCAATCGAAAGCTCGAAGCGGAGCAGCAAGCGCAACTGGACGCCATCCGAGCCGCGCGGCTCGAAGGGATCGGCCGGATGCGCGAGGCGTACCAGCAGCATGAGAGCTTGCCGCCGGTACGCCCCAGCCGACGCGACGACTTCGAGAAGCCATGATGCGCTTTCCCGCCATGCTCGCCGGGCTGCTGCTCTTGGCGCTCGGCCTTGTGCTATTAGGCTGCGCCAGTCTGATCGAATGCCGGCCGGCTGCGGAGGATTTGCCCGCTCGACCGACATTGCCGACGGTCAAGGCTGACGAGCTGAGCAGCTTGTCGGATGACGTTTACGTGCGCTTGGCGACGCGGGACCGGTTGCTGCGCAAAGACGCGGAGATGTGTCGAGCACTGATAGGTGGAAAATAATGACTGATAACGCCGACGAGCAAGATAGCCTGCGCCAATTTTGCCCGGATGATGCCGCCACCGAGCTGAAATACCTCCGGCGCATGGCGGACAAGCGTCAAAACGATCAAGTCCACGAGCTGGTTATTTCGGTCAACAATCTTAAGGTCGAGATGGCGGAGTTAAAGCAGATCATGCAGGCGCACGTCAGCGCCGGCGAGCTGGTCGTGGTCGAGCAAGCTTCGAGGCGCGCGGTCGAATTGGTGTTTTCGAGCCTCGGGGTCGATGTGAATAACCCGGCTGATTTGCAGCGGTTCCGAGATGATCTGCGCTTCGGCGCGATGATCCGGACCGCCGCGCAGAAAGGGATGTTCGCCGCAGCTACCGCTATCGGAACAGCGGTGATCGGGGCGATCTGGTACGCCTTCACGCACATGGGACAAAAGTGATCTCCGTAGACGCTAGAGGCTTTCCAGAGATCGAGCGGTTCTTTGCCTCGCTGTCACGCGAGCAAATCCCGTTCGCGATGAAAACCTCGATCAACACCACCGCTTTCGAGGTCATGCGAGCTGAGAAGGTCGCTATTCTCGGGGCGTTCGATAGGCCAACGCCTTGGGTTGTCCGGCAGGTCGCGGTCAGGCCGGCAACCAAGCAGGATTTGACGGCCATCATTGGCACGCCGGAAGGCATCCGCGATGCAAAGGGCCGAGGCGTCGGCTTCGGGCGCTCGTCGTCGGGCGTGTTCGAGCGCGTGTTAGAGCCGCACATCGAGGGCGGGACGCGATTGCCGAAGGCGTCGGAAATCAGGCTGCGCGCGGCCGGTGTGCTGCCTGCTGGCTGGTTTGCAATACCTGCTAAGGGCGCGCCTCTGAATGCCTACGGCAACCTGTCGGGCGATTGGTGGATGATGGTGTTGAGCTGGCTCAACGCCGGGCAATGGTCGCGGCAAGGGTCGACCCAGAACCAAGCCGAGAAGGTAACCGCCCGCAAAAACAAACTCCAGCGTCAGGGCGCGTCGATGTTCGCGGTGATTCCCAACCGAGGGTCGGGCCTAAAGCCGGGCGTCTACATCCGCAAAGGCGGCAAGGGCAAAGGGCTCCAGCGCATCTTGCTGTTCGTGCCGTCAGTAACCTACCGCATCCGTCTGGATTGGTTTGGCGTGTTCGACCGGACCGTCCGCGCCACTCTGCCAAATTCGGCGGCGGCCGCGATGCGGCTGGCGGTGGAGACAGCGAGACGATGACCTCGAAATATCGCGGGTCCTTCCTGGCAAAAACCATCTCTGCGGGTAGTTGGAACCCCGGATTCTCGCTATTTACAACGCCCTCTAAAGTTCTTACGTGCCTAGAAAATGAATGAAGAATCCGCTAACTACGGAGCAGGTGGCCGAGCTGTTCGGCGTAACGGTCAGGGCCGTCTCTAACTGGCAGAAAGATGAGCGCGATCCGCTGCCGGTAGCGGATCGAGGAGTCGGCGTCAAGTCCGAATACGACCCTCGCGCTGTATTTCTGTGGGGGCTTAGGAGATTCGGCAGCGCGGACATCATCGAAGTGGACCGAGAACGCGCGCTTAACCTGCGCGCTGACACGCGACTGAAGGAGATCAAGGAACAGCAGTTACGAAATGAGTTAGCGCCGGTCGCGTTGCTGACTCATGCCTTGGCGACCTTGGCCGCCCAAGTATCAGCAATCCTTGAAACCTTGCCCGGCCTTTTGAAGCGGGCGCGACCGGATCTGACCGCGACCGACCTGGAAACGATCAAGCGCGAACTGGTGAAATGTCAAAATGCCTGTGCCGACATTCGGATTAATGTTGACAGCGCCGATGGCGAAAGCGGTGAGGTTGGGGCTGGGGGCGTTTCGGAAACCCCCGCCGCTACGGCTGAGTGAGTGGGCCGCCCAGCACTTCTACCTATCGCCCGAGTCATCTTACGTCGAGGGCCGCTGGGTGGCGTACCCGTATCAACTGGCGATCATGAACGCGATCGGCAACGACGATATTCAAGAGGTGACGCTGCAAAAATCCGCCAGGGTGGGGTACACCAAAATCATTCTGGCGGCGATGGCGTACTTTGCCGTTCATAAAAGACGGAATCAGTGCGTTTGGCAGCCGGTTGACGATGATGCCGATGAGTTCGTCAAAACCGAAATCGATACGATGATCCGAGATGTTCCGGCGGTGCAGAAGATTTTCCCGTTCTACAACACCAAGTCAAAACACAACACACTCCGCCAAAAAACTTTTTTCGGCTCGATGCTGCATATCCGAGGCGGGAAAAGCGCCAAGAACTATCGCCGGCTGACGCTGGGGGTCGCTTACCAAGATGAAGCCGACGGCTTCGACGCCGACATTCAGAACGAAGGCCCGTCCGATAAATTGATTTTGAAGCGCCTCGAAGGAGCGACCTTCAAAAAGTTCGTGTGCGGCTCGACGCCGACGATAGAAGAAACCTCGCTGATCGCCAGTCGAGTCAAAGAGGCTGACGGGCTCTATCGCTATCACATCCCGTGCCCCCATTGCGGGCATTCGCAACCGCTGATCTTCGGCGGAAAGCACGAAGCCGCCGGCTTCAAATGGCGGCCGGCCGAGCCGGAATCCGTCCGCCACCTCTGCGCTTCATGCTCAGCCGAGTTCGGCCAACAAGACTATTTGCGGGTATGGGAGCAAGGGATTTACCGCGACGAGAACGGAAACTGGACCCGCAACGGCGTTGAATTTTTCAACGCGGACGACAAACGTATCCCCGCCCCGCGCCATATCGCCTTCCACGTGTGGACCGCTTACAGCCCGCAGGCAACATGGACGGACGTCGCGCGCGAGTGGATCTCGGCGAAGGGCGATCCGGGGAAGCAAAAATTCTTTGTCAACACCACGCTGGGCGAAACCTGGAAAGAGAAAGTCGAGCGGACTGACGCGGACGCCTTGCTGGCGCGGCGAGAAAACTATGGCCCCGAACGCATCCCCGCGCGGGTGCTTTACCTGACCGCCGGAGCCGACTTGCAAGACGACCGGATCGAATGCACGGTATGGGGCTTCCGGCAAGACGCCAAAGACGCTCCGCCGGAGGCGTGGGTCATCGAGCACCGAGTCATCAGTTCCGATCCGACCCACGACGGCGCGTGGAGCGACCTGGACTCGCTGTTGCTGGAAACGTGGAAAACGGAAGACGGGCGCACGCTGCGGATCGGCGCGGCCTGCATCGATTCGGGCGGGCATCATACCTCGCAGGCGTATGCGTTTTGCAAAGAGCGATCCGGCCGTCATATCCACGCCATCCGAGGCATGGGGGGCGCGCGGCCGGTCTGGATACCGAAAGCCCGCAAATCAAAAAAATACGACGCACATTTTTGGATCGTCGGCAGCGATACCGCAAAGGACGCAATCTATGCGCGCCTACGCAAAGCGGGGGATGGGCCTGGGCATATCCATTTGCCGGCGAGCGTCGATAAGGCATTTCTCCAGCAACTGACCAGCGAAGTTGTCCGAACCAAATACGTTAAAGGCAAGCCGGTGCGCGAATGGGTATTGCCGCCCGGAAAGCGCAACGAGGTATTGGACTGCGCGGCCTATGCGCTGGCCGCCTTACTGGCCCGTCCGGTCAACTGGGCGCAGCTCGAACGCTCCCAACGTCCCGATGCGCCTGCCGCCAAGCGTTGGGAATCCTTGCTTAACCTAAAATCAACCAGAGCCGAGGGCCTGCCGTGAGCGTGTTACTCGAAGACGTGCGAGGCGAAATCGC